TAATGTGGTAGATGAGTTTGGCCCAAGAGACAAAAAGTTACTGGCTTATCTGGCTCGTCACGATCACTGGACACCTTTTGCTCATGTTCAAGCGCAGTTTAGAATTAGTGCGCCAATATTCGTGGCTAGGCAACTCGTTAAGCATCAGGTCGGTATGTGCTGGAATGAACAGAGTCGTAGGTACATAGATTTTTTACCTGAGTATCACTGGCCTAAACTTTGGCGAAAGAAAGCAGACAACAAAAAGCAAGGCTCATCGGATGTAGTTTTTGTAGGTGATGAACATACAAGATTCCAAGAAAAGTATGCTGACTTAGTTACTCAGGCCGAGGCTATTTATGACAACATGATTGCTAGTGGCGTAGCACCAGAGCAAGCACGAATGGTTCTGCCACAGTCTATGATGACCGAATGGATTTGGACAGGATCATTAGTTGCATTTGCTAGGGTAGTTAAGTTACGATCTAGTGATGATGCACAGTTTGAGTGTCGTGAAATAGCTAAGATGATTGATGATGAATTCAAAAGATGTCCCCAACTTAAATACTCATGGAGTGAATTATGTCGATAGGAACAAATGTTTTTGTACACAACACGGCTACAATTAAAATTAAAAGGTCTTTGGCTAATGATAAACAGTCTAAAGATACTTGGGATATTATAATTGAAGACGAAAGAGGTGAGAGGGTTACTATCTATTGCTGGGGTGACGATGCTGTACTCACCGGAGACTTAACAGGAGAGAATGTATGAACCCTAATGAAGAAGCGTGGATAGAAGGCATGTCAGATTTTCATATTGCTTTTGATGACGCATGGTCTAGGATGTTTGTTATGATATTAGGCACAGCTTTACCAGAGACTAAAGTAAAAGAAGCATTCCTTGAGTTTGTTAAAGACTGGTCTATGCACGTTGACGGTAACCTTTCTGCCAGTGAGAGTGACATCATCGAATTATTTCCTGACTTTTTAGATACCTTGGTGGCTGATTAATGTTTGTAGAAGATATATTAAAACAAAAAGAGTTTCTTTTAAAACCTAAAAGAAGTGATAAGTTTGTTGTGCCTTTGTACAAAGATGGTTGGAGATACTGCCATATAAGTCTAGGAAACAAACACGCCTTTGTAAGACCACTTACAGGGGACAAACGCAGTAAAATATCTAGAAAAAAATTACAGGAGGAGCTATGTGATACTTATTGGTGGGCTGCTAGGTGCCACTCATCCCGTGGTCTTAAAAAGAAACCTAGAAATTGGCATAGAGAATATGCTTGACGTTCTTTACAGAACTGTTAAACTTACTTAACTTTAACTAAAGAGGAAAGTGTTATGGCTATAGTTTCTGGCGTTGCATATTGGGCGAGCATCACTCAACCAAATACAACTTATGAACCTGTATACACAGTAAACGTAGTTGTCGATGACGATACTGCTGATAAATTTAGAGCAGAAGGTTACACCGTTAAAGACAAAGACGAGGGTCCGACAATCGTTATTAAACGTAAAGTCCATGGCCCCAATGGTATGGTCAGGTCTGCACCTGAGCTTATGGATCGCAGTAAGATGCCTATGGATTGCCAAGTTGGTAATGGCTCTACTGTTAACGTACAGTACAAGCCTTGGGAAATTACTCGTCAGGGTAAAGTCTACAAAGGTTTGGACTTACAAAAGGTTCAAGTAGTTAACCTAGTACCCTACGGTAACGTAGATGAGTTTGATGTAATTGACAGTGAAGAGGAGGCTCTATGAGCAGTTTTACTTACAAGACAGATGACGGTCTTTATGACGTTGAGTTGCTAGAAGATCAGGCTAAGATAGCATTCAACTATCTAGCTGAAGTCGAGGCAGAAATCCAAACCCTTGGTAAACGTATTGATGTACTCAGGGCGGCTTCAAAAAGCTTTCATGAAGTCATACAAGGACACTTAACAGAAGATGCTCTAGTGAGCGAAGAGGAGGATAACGGGGGCGAATAGCCCCCTTATTATTTATGAGCTTTGTAAAATACAAATTGCCATGTCCTAACTGCGGCGGTAGCGATCCAGTATCTATGAACGAAGATGGGTCTGCATGGTGCTTCAGTTGTGAAACTCGTTTTAAAAATTATGAGAAAGCTATGAACGGTGAAACAGTCAGTGACTTTAAAACTTATAAGAACAATTCAATGAATGATGTTGAAGGAGAATTTATTGCATTAAAGGACAGGTCGATATCTTTAGATACGGCTAAGAAGTTTGGGGTAAAAGCGCATACCAACAGCAAGGGCGAAATAGTTAAGCACTACTACCCCTATTACAACGCTAATGAAATTTCAGGTTATAAAGTACGTGAGGCAGGTAAGATCTTTAACTGGAAGGGCGACTCTAGAAGTTCTAGTTTGTTCGGCCAACAAGCCTTTCAAGAGGGCGGTAAGTATATAACAATTACCGAGGGTGAATGTGATGCTATGGCTACCTATGAGCTTATGGGTTCTAGATGGCCTGTAGTCTCGGTAAAGAACGGTGCTGGTGGTGCAGTAAAAGACGTTAGAGAAAACATAGAGTTTTTAGAAAAGTTCGGGACTGTTGTAATATGTTTCGACAATGACAAGCCGGGACAGGAAGCAGCACGTAAAGTAGCCAAGCTACTGACTCCGGGTAAAGCCAAGATCTTCCAGTTTCCCGATGAGTTTAAAGATCCTAATGACATGCTACGTAATGGTCAGCATCAATCCTTTGTCACATCTTGGTGGGCCTCTAAGGTCTACACGCCTTCAGGAGTTCTTAACTTATCAGACAATCTAAATAAACTAAATCATCGAGAAAAGAAAGACTGTGTGCCATACCCTTGGTCAGGCTTAAACGAAAAGCTTTATGGGTTACGACAGGGTGAGCTGGTAACACTGACTGGTGGTACAGGCTTGGGTAAGTCTAGTATTACTAGAGAATTAGAACACTGGCTTATCAAAGAGACTCAAGACAATGTAGGAATCGTAGCCCTTGAAGAGGACTGGAAGCGAACCGCTGACGGTATCCTTTCTATCGAGGCTAATCAAAGACTATACATTGATCAGATCCGTGAAGACCTCGGTGAAGAGTATGACAATCTAAGTAATAAATTCTTTGAGCAGCATAAAGATCGTGTCTGGATCTATGCACACTTTGGTGCTAGTGACTTCGATGAAATTATGTCTAGAATTAGATACATGATTATAGGTTGTGGTTGTAAATGGGTAATTGTAGATCACTTACATATGCTGGTTTCCGCATCGGATGAAAGCAACGAACGTATTCTAATTGATAGAATCATGACACAACTTAGGAAGCTTGTAGAACAAACAGGCGCTGGGCTAATCTTAGTATCCCACCTAAGGAGACTTGAGGGTAACAGGGGCCATGAGAATGGTGTCGAGGTTAACCTTAGTCACCTCAGAGGTTCTGGTGGTATAGCCCATATATCAGATTGTGTTATTGCCTTGGAGCGTAATCAACAAGCAGACAATCCTTTAGAAGCACAGACAACCCATATGCGTATTTTAAAATCTAGATACACTGGTGATGTTGGAATGGCGACTCACTTGCTATATGATAAAGAAACTGGTAGGTTATCTGAAACCTTTCCTGATGAAGATGAAATAGAGGAGATAGAGCTTTGAAGTCTTTAGTCTTTGACATTGAGACAGATGATCTTAATGCAACAAAAATATGGTGCTTGTCTGCCTTAGATATAGATACAGAAGTTCAAGTATCTTTCGGCCCTTCTCAGTTAGAGGAGGGTTTAGAACTTCTTAAGAATGCAGATAAGCTTATTGGTCATAACATCATAGGCTTTGATGTTCCTGTAATAAAAAAACTTACAGGTGTTGATCTAACAGATAAGGATCTTGTAGATACTTTAGTTTTGTCACGCCTCTTTAATCCTGTACGAGAAGGTAATCATGGCCTTGAACGCTGGGGCTATGCCCTTGGTTCACCTAAGATTGAGTTTGAAGAATACACAAGATACTCTGAAGAAATGCTTAAGTATTGTGAGCAAGATGTATTCCTTAACTACAAAGTTTACAATGAGTTAAAGAAAGAATCTAAAGGCTTTACAAAACAAAGCGTTGTTATAGAGCATGAGGTATGTAAGATACTTTCAAAGCAAAGAGACTATGGCTTTCTGCTTGATGTAGAAGCTGCCTCTAAGTTACTATCCCATCTTAATTCTAGAATAGATACAATTACTAATGAGATACAGAAAGTATTTGTACCTAAAAAAGAATACAAAAAGATTTATAGGCGCTACAGCCCTAAGGGTAAGTTACTTAAAA